ACTTCCTTCTGTTAAGTAGCCTACTGCATAAGTTGAAGTTACAATCAGTACTGATCAAAGATCGCTACAGTTTCAAATTAGATGCAGCCGATGCGCTTGCATTTGTTAAGCATGCGCAAAACTGTAATACATCACAGATCCACGCTGTGGATCACATTTTAATAAATGAATTAATAGGAATAATTGACCAAAAAACAAAGTAAAAATGAAAAATCAAAAAAAACAACAACTGGAAAAATTAAGAACAGCATTAGCCGAAATGGATACTGACATTAACAGGCTTGTCATTGTTGAGGATGAAAATGTAGTCTTAAAAGCACTTACGTATAAAGATCCGTCAAAATTGATAGCAATGCTTATTTCAGCAATGGAGGATCACCAAGAACTTGCAAATGTCATCAATCTTGCTGCTAAAGGATTTCAAAAATTTTCTCCAAATTCTAGTTCTGACAAAAAGGAAACATCCATAGCAGATTTTAAAATGGCACTAGAGAAATTACCAAAAGGACACCGTGTGTTTTCGGTAGTACATGATGGTGAAGGTATAATGGTCATTGCTTCCGGCAATCCTGTCAAGATATCTTCTGATCTATGCTTAGCTCAGGAGAAAGATGATACGCTCAGATTAATCATGCAATCAGCTGTTGATGTTTATCGCAGTGTTAGTGATTCAAAATCTTCTAGTCGTTATGACTCTGACGATCCAATTGAGTTCTTTCTTAAACAATTCCGTCAAGATTTCAATGCTAATTTCAATCGCAAATCATAATTAAGATGATCGATACAAATAAAATGACAGCAGATGAGCGCAAGGCGCTCATGGCTGAACTGGCAAAGGAAAATAAAGCCGAAAAAGCAAAAAGGTTAAAAGCCAAAAAGAAGTATGAAAGTAATAAAGATACTTCGATTGACGAGCTCATGGAAGAGGCAGTAGAATTGTCACTTGCAATTGCTCGTTTCAAAAAGAAAACCCACGCAGTGATGGATATACACCGTGATTCAATTAATGAGTATGGTGGTATCCGATCCAATAGTCAGGGAGGATTTACGATTGAGAATACTCAAAACAATAAGAGAATTATGAGGCGTCGAGACACTGATCCTAATTGGGATGAGCGTGCAAAAAAAGCCGTAGAACTGATCAAAGAGTTTTTGTTATCCGAAGGCATCAAGAAAACATCCGGACGTGTACACGGGATCCTGATGGGCTTTATCCAAAGGAATCAGAATGGCGATCTGGAGTATGCAAAAGTAATGGAGTTACTCCAGTACGAAGACACGTTCCAGGATCCGCGATGGCTTAATGGTCTACAGCTGATAAAAGAAGGTTATTCCATCACCTTCAAAAAATTTGGTTATGAGTTCAAAACCAAAGACCAAAATGGAAAATGGAACAGATTGGAGTTAAATTTTAGTAGTCTTTAATATGAAAAAAATCTATTTCGAAGACCAAGGTCAAGACTTTCTTTGGTGGGTAATTAATAAGGACGGTTTAGTGACTGATTGTGGTCCATTCCAAAAGCAAGTCTGGACAGGTAATACTGTCGTAGATCATGATCATATCAAAGTTGGTGAAACGATTGATATTATTTTAAAATCTCCTAAAGGTATGCGGGGACTTAATATCAGAGAAGTGAATTACAAAATTGAAAAAATAGAATCAATATGAGCATTTACAGCGATATATCAAAAACAATTGGATGGGACAAGGGTACGAAAGTATCCATCCCATCCATCGATGAGGCAAAGGATCTGCATCACGAAGTTTTAGTTAACAAATCAGCGGAAGCGTTTGAAACGGTATTCAGGTACCATCGTTTTGCTCCAAGCCCAGACGGCGGCGACGATGAAGTGTCAATGAGGTACATCCACTCCGCATATGATGAAGGAAGGAGGTTTTTCCAATGAACATAATTAAAGATGGAACAGGACTACTTGTTTTAATAGTAGTGGTTTTTATTGCAATCCTTACAAGAGCATTTCTTATTAAAAATGGATCAGCATTAATCATTATCATAATATCGGTTTTGATTATAATATTAGTTCGATCATTTATTATCAACCTATCAAAATTACCATTGACAAAGGTTGAATTTGAAGAAAGCGACAAGGATATTGTCACAATCTGGTTAGATGGTGGCGTGGTGGTTAAAGCTGATAAGGACAATGATTTTTGGAAAGATCAGATCGTTATCGATCAAGAAAAATTAGCTGTTGGCAGCGATATGGTTATTTATAATCTATCAAAATTTGCTGTGAGACGTAGTTCATATTTGGTGTTAAAGGTAGAAAAGAAAACTTTGCGATGATAGATATTTACTTCACGGACGATGAGATGGCTGGGTTTCTTCTAGCTCGTGGCTATGTGATCATGGTTGCAGTGGAGGAAATCGAAATAAACCAGTATCAAAATGTTTTTAAAACCAAATTAAAAGAAGTTGTAAAAGCATTTAAAGGCGATTATTCAGAAGATCTGGAAATCGCCTTCAAGAAAGAAATGAAAAATCAATTATTAAAAATATAACAATGAGTAGAATATTAGGAACTGATAGCACTATGAGTGCTGTTGCAAAAATGGTAGAAGGTAATATGGGAGCTATGGAACCTTTGGTAAGAATGCTTCAAGAAGGAAGAAAAATTGATCCTGACGATGGACTGTCTGGTCTATCATCTATATTGATGCTAGACACAATAGGCATATATGGAACAGATATTTATGTTCTTTACAGTGATATATGCAATAAGGATCTAGCAAAGACAATTGCTGTCATAAGATCAGTTCAATTAGGTTTTTTTTCAAGTGGTTTGTTGAAAAAAGCGTGCAGTTATCAAGACTATTCTGGACGTAATATTGTTCCTGTTGACGAATTGTATTTGAAGGTAAAAAGTGTTCAACCAAATTTTGATCTTCAAGATGGAGTTTTACATAAAGGTCGATAATGATCTGTATCTATCTCGTATTAATAGCAACCTATTTTGGAATGACAGAGATCTTAATATTAAAATTGATGATAAGATCATTTATCAAGAAGTGGATTGGCAAACTGGAGAGTTCACAGGAAGAGAATGTGAGAAATTTGTCGAGTATATAAGTGATACATGCACACCTCCGCTTGTTAGGTTTAACAAAAAATATAGTGAAATAATTTAGTATTTATGAAAGCAATTAGTATAAAGCAGCCTTATGCTTCGTTAATAGCTTACGGAATTAAGGACATCGAGAACAGGACATGGAAAACCAATTTTAGAGGTAGGATCTATATTCATGCTAGTGGCAAATCTGCGGGAGATATTCGAAACATCTTAATTCAAGAACAAGAGATGTTGTTGCCTAATTATGCATACCTAGCAGAGAATTATCCAACATCAGCTATTATCGGAGAGGTTGATATCGTGGATTGTGTTATTAATCATCCTAGTATTTGGGCGGAGATTACGGCGGGAGTAGCTTACAATCCTAGTGGCTTTCCTGATGGTCTCCCAACATGTATGGGCACGGGTATAGATGGCTGCATTTATAATTGGGTTCTTGCAAACGCTGTTTTGTATGATGAACCTATTTTGAACGTAAAAGGGAAACTTAGCTTTTGGGATTATGGTTCGTAATTATAAACGTTTTTACGCGATGTGCAAGGCGCTTGATAAAACAAAGGAAGAGGCAGTGTATGAATATTCAAATGGTCGTACAAGCAGTTGTCGTGATCTGTCAGACCGAGAGTTTAACGACTTGTTCAATATGCTAGCCAATCATCAGCGGATTCCTGATAATTGGGATCCACCACCAGGCGATGCGCAGCGCAAAAAAATGATTGGTCTGGCAAGAAACATGAATTGGGGAGATACTCCAGATCAGATCCTGGTCAAGCTAGATGAATTTTGTATCAAACAAAAGAAAAGACGAATGAATGCCCTGTCAACTTACGAGCTTGGTTTGATCATAACGGTTATGGAAAAAATTTATAGCGAATATTTAGCATCAATAAAAAGATGAAAACGGAATTTACATTAATGTGTGGGTGTAAAAGTTGGACTTTTATACCATATCAGTCTCTTAGAGGAATTAGAGATGGGAGTAAAAGACCAGATAAAATTAAAATTCAAATTTCAGAAGAGTTCGACGTAAAGGAATTTGAAAAGTTTATAGATTATTTAGTTGATATACGAACTAATATGGCATATGAAACAGATTTATAAATTAACATCAGCAAAGCTCGATGGATCCATTAAGGTGACGTATTTTAAAGCTGTTTTAAAGACGATTGAAATCGATGTTAATACAGCTTTAAATGAAAATCAATTTCGAGCGCTCATGATGAGCGTTGCTTACCAGGAGCATGACGTAGTAGCGAGTTGCCAATCGATTAATCTGGAGTGTGAAAAGGTTGTGGAGATCCCGACAAACAAAAAGGTTGCTTTGTTTTGTGAACAGTATGAAAAGTACAATAAGATCAAATATAAAGCATCGCGTCAGGATGGTGGAAAGATTGCCAGTATCAAAATTACAGACAAGATCCTGACACATTACTTCCAGTCCGAAAACTTCATCTTTAAAGGAAAACATTCCATATCCAATCTAGTCAAGTATTATAATGAGCTATTACTTGAAATATCCAAGACAGGATCTGTTGGATTTCCCAACACCTGGTCAAAGATTTACGCGGACAAGTTAAGCCCTGGTGAGCTTCCGGAATATTGGAAGCATTTACGAGGTCTTGGCTTATCTCCTAAAAAAGATCGCATTGGAAATATAATTGATTGGGTTAAAATGTAAATATTATTAAAAAGTAAAGATAATATTTTTACTTTTGAATAATTAACCATTAAAAAATGAATCAACAATCTGTACCTCCTTTAATGCCTACAGGGAGTAAAAAGAAAAAACCAAAAGGCTGTTTAATTGCAATTGCAATAGTTGTTTTTTTGGTATTGGCAAAAAGTTTAGGAGGTCTATTTTCAGGATCAAGTATAAGTGAATCATCTGATTCAACAATTAAACATGTTGAAAAAGAAAAGATCGTCATAAGTGATGCTAAAAAGATGGAGAAAACTTATAATATGATCAAGGAAGATCCCAAACCGTTGACCAAAGAATCAAAAGACGCTACTGAAATAAATATTCGCGTGGCAGTAATGAAGGCGGTCACTAATATTGTTGATAGTAGCTCTGTCGATAAGACAGATTCTGTCGTTATGTGGGTTAACAAAATAAAAAAACGTCTTCCTGTTTACCAAAGCAAAGAATTTCCAATTTTGCGTAAAGCCTATGCAAATATCGCTAAAAACTTAATGTGGGAAAATGATATAGATGTTAGTATATCTGGCAATAAAAATAACATATTAACTATGGTAGGAGGTGCTTTTGCAACCAACAAAAACATAAAAACAATACAAGAAAGCATGATTGATATGTTATCTAAGCTTCGATTCAAGAAGACTATTTATAAATGGTACTCTGGAGCTAGTGAATTTACATATTTCGATATTGAAAGCCCTTCGGATTCAAGCCCAATAACAGAATAAAAAAAGCCTCGATATCGAGGCTTTTTTTATATAGATTATTTTGTACTTTTGTATAGTCACAATCTATTTTATAAATGGCGTATAATAACCAAAATCTATATTTGCGGATCAAAGATATACAGGATCTATTTCTCCAGTACAAGACTGACGAGAATACGACCCGTTTTGTGTACCGAAAACATATATATCCAACATATAAGATAAGTATTGCCACTTTCTACAATTACATGAACAAAAATGTCAGAAAAGAACTTCGTCAATTGAACCTATTCAACGATGAAAATTCATTGCTTCCAAAGAACGATAACTAAAGCTTCTTAACCAGGTTACCTTGTATCTTGATCGCCTCGATCAGTACATCGACATACTCATCTGTACTCAGCATCGGATCAGAGTAATTGCATTCATAGCGTAACAGCTCATAATTGATCACTCCACTATCTACAGGGTTTTCATCCAATCGAACAAGTTTACTTGTGTTCTCACTTTCCAAATTATCCAATATCGATCTGACCAGCGCATGATATACAATATTTCTCAATCCTTCTGTGTGGTTTGTTGAAATATTGCTCGTATCCCATGTGGCATCGGTGATCAGGTGAAAATCCAGTACCAGTTTTCCGTCGTAACTTTTACCGACCTTTCCCCATGTCAACCGCCAGTCGATAAACAGTGCAGGTATATCGTAATATTCAAATTGTGCCGGGTTTAACGGCTGTCCTCTGTATTTATCAATGTGCTTGATGGGTTCTAATCCTGCATCGATAAACACCTGCTTTTTGGCTTCGAATGCTGCGTATATTTTTAGGAATAAATGTATCATATTAAGGTTGTTTTATTGCTTTTTCAATATCGTTTGTGATCATGTCCTGGATCCGGTTATTGAGTGTCGCAGAATTTCCAATAAATTGACGCTGTGGCATCGTAAAGTTTATTTCGCGTCTATGTGCTTTCACCGTGTGCGAACTGATCGTGGTGGCTTTTATCTGCTCGGTTACACCTTTACGCGTACGGCTGTGTGCTTTTCGTGTGTACGATTTCTTTGTATAGCTCCCGACATTGGCAACTGCTTTAACCTGTCCACCATCGTTGTGGATGCGTGCATAGGGAACATCAGAACCAATCACGGCACGATCAGAGTTGGCGGAGATCTTCCGCCAACTGCGCATCAGTCTTCCGCTCTTGACCAGTACCGCCCGACGATCGGGTTTAGATCCTGTCCTGGTGCGACGTTTTTTCCAAGGTTCTGCGCTCTCATCGAGCCAATTTTGTGCGCGAAATCTTTCTTTCACAAAATTGACTGCGACAGTGGCTGCACGTGTAGGAATCAGACTACAAGCTTTTGTCAATCGGATCACAGCCTCGTCATATTGTTTTAAATCGTTGTCCATATTCTTAACTATATGAAGTTTCTAAATTTCTGATCATGCGTGCGCATAGTTCGGTGAACCATTTTTCCAGTTCTCTTTTGTTCATCGTTGCCATTTCAGGATTTTTGCTGACGAAATCGCCCATTTTCACCATAGCGTCCATGTTAATGGTCAGGTTCTTGATCTGGCTTGCACTGCCCGTCACTTTTCCGGCATCTTTGCTACCTGTAACTGGAGTACCCACGACATCAGATCCTTTATTGTTAGCATCAGGCAATCCACCTTGTGGCGCAATAGCTGCTGTCGCATTCTTTTTGTTTTTGGCGATTTCCTCCGCTTTCTCTTTTGCTATTTTTCCATCATAACCGGCATTGAAACGTTTTGCGATGCCACCGTCCATGATCTCCTTTGTCGTTGAAATCATTTGTCGGGTTCCCTCCATAAACATTTTGGGATTAAATGTAAATGCACCGAGTATCGTCTTGCCCAGACCGATGAAAACATCAGCCAATAACATGGCTACATTCATGATCCCGGCGAGTACCGCACGAAATTTCTGTGAATGCTGATAGACCAAAATAAGACCTCCTATAAGCGCACCGATACCGGTAACAATTAACCCGATCGGATTGGCTGCCATCGCTGCATTGAGCGCCCATTGTGCAGCCGTCACAAGTCCAATCCCTATCGCGGCAGCATTCGTTGCCAGAAGGTAAACGCCCCATGTTGCAGCTACGGATAATACGATCGTTCCGAAAGCTTGAAGTAACACCTTATTGCGCATCAGCCATTCACCGATCGCCCCAAGGATCGGCAATACTTTTTGTCCAAGTTCGATCATGGACACTTTAACCTGGTTACCCATGATCTTCCAAGAATCTAAAGGATGTTTTGCTGTTTCAAATGCTGTCTCCAGTTCACCCGCTGAATTGGTCGTAAAGTCGATCGCTTCTTTTAACTGATCAACCCCCTGTGACATCTTGCTAAATGCCATACTTGATTCCATGTCAAGCCCGATTGCGGCAAATTTTTTCATGCGCTGCTCATCTGTTAGACCTGCCATTGATTTATTCAGATCCGTTGCGATCGATACCATGTCGCGGATCTTTCCTGTTGCATCAAAGATCTGTACGCCGATCCCTTTGAAACCTAAAGCATTCTTGGTACCATAAACGATCTTTGGATCTGAAAGTGATTTCATCGCATTGGCCAATGCGGTACTTGCAGACTCTGCCTTCAAACCTGTCGCTGTCAAGAAAGCATATGCACCTGCTGTCTGCTCAAAGGTGACCCCGACCTGTCTCGCACCAGGAATGATCTTTGGAAGGTAGTTCGCGATATCCGCAAACTCTGCTTTACCTTTGTTCAACGTGGCAAATAATACGTCGTAGACTTTTGTCGCGTCCTGTATGCCGGTGGAACCCATGATGTTGGTCGCTGCATCGGCTGCGATTCCTGCCTCTGTGAAACCTGCCTTTGCCGCCTTTAATGTAGGTTGCAACGTGGCGAGTGATGTTTGCACGTCAAAACCTGCCGATATGATCGCGTTGAAGGTTTCAGGCACATCCATTAAGTTACCCGTGTTCTGACCACCTATTTCCAATAACTGATCGCTCAGCTGTCCGAGATCCTTTTTTGTAAGTTGGGCAGTTACGTTTGCCTTGTTCATACTGTTCACCCATTCGCTAGCCATCTGCGTGGACTGGTAAAAGGCGGTACCGAGCAGCACAACGCTTGCGATTACGGCTGCAATTGGACTTTTTAATGCTCGAATTACGGCATCCAATCCGGGAATTTCGGATGCTATGCCGTCGAATACTTCCGAAAAGCTATCCCGAAGCTCCCTGATCTTTAATTTCATTTGGTTGACGTTTTTTTTTAACGTCTCCCGTGCACCGCTCAGCCCAGCTTTTATTTTGTTTTTTAGCTCAAGCAACAGTTCAATTTTGGTTTGTCCGTTTGCCATATTTTTTAATTAAAATAATGTGTATATTTGTATGTGGGCTTAATAGGACGCCTTCCTATTTCGCCCCGACCCAAAAAGCAGTAGTTTACTACTGCTTTTTGCTTTTAAACAAGTTTAAAATATCTTCCCTGGTGTATTTTGTAAGCTTATCTTTCACATCGATCATCCAAACTTCTTTGATGCTTTCTGTGGCATTTACCTGACCTTTTAACACCCTTTTCAAATCCTTTGGGCTTTCGCCTGTCAACTTTATACAGATGATGTCTGACTGATTCTTTCCTTTTCTCAAAAGCTCTTTTATCGATGCTGTTGTATTGGCACTACTGGTCTTAAACTCGACGATATCTTTTCCATTGACGATCGCATCAGGATTGACATTTTCCTTTGCTCCAGGAGGCATCACAATTTCACGCAATGCTTTTGCCCATCCCGATTGCGGGTTGATCTCAGGAAGGAAAACAACCTTATCTCCAGTGTTTGCAATGACCTTTGCCATGCTGATCTCGCTATCATAATCATTGCCTGTTTTATTGTGCAGCACATTGTCCCACACGTACCCGCCTTTTTTGCCGTTGCTGATTTTTTCGTACAGAAACGGATTATTATTGTCCGCTGCCTTGATCACATTTTCGGGCAATTTTTCAAAGTATGGGTGATCTTTCGGAAATATCAATCCTGTCTTTGCGAGATTGGTCTGAAAGATCTTTGGCACATCAGTCGGTAGTATGATATCCTTTGGATCTGTCACCTCATCATCAAGACTCTGCTCTACATCACAGCGACAGCCCCAACCATTCGGAGTAAAGTATTTATCCCAGAATACATCACCAAAAGGACGTGTGACACCATCGAGCAACTGATGTGATGGTCTTACATTTCCATCACCGACGGTACGATAGGTCAAGTTTGGCAGCGCATCTTT